TTCGCGGCCAGAATCAAGGAGGTCGTAGACGAAAAAACCGGGGAAATTCAACGGTTTACGTACGATAGCAAGCGTCGTGAGTTTGTAGCCGAGTTCACGGCCGAGCAGGCCCGCGAAGCGCGGTTTTCGCTTCAGGACGCCGCTCGTCGTCTTCTTCCTGACCATCGCGTCAGGCACTGCATTCGGACGCTGACGAACAAGGAAGGCTACGTCGGCATCCTCAAGGACTCCGCTACCGGAAAGGCTCATTACTCGGGGTTGCAGACCTGCTCTTCTGTCTGGTCCTGCCCGATCTGCTCCGCCAAGATCTCGGAACGTCGCAAACTGGAAGTGCGTCAGGCCATCGATACGCACATTTCAGCCGGTGGCGGGGTCGAAATGGTCACGCTTACGGTGCGCCATGCGCGCATGGATGTGCTGTCCGAGCTGATGGGTAAGCTCCGCGTAGCGACCAAGAAAATGCGCGAGCATCGCGATTACAAGCACCTCCGCGAGCTGTTCGACGTGGTGGGTTCGATCCGGGCCTTAGAGGTAACGCACGGTAACGCCAATGGCTGGCACCCACACTTCCACGAACTCTGGCTGTTCCCTGAGCCGCTGACCGTTCGCCAGCGCGCCATGCTCCATCGCCTGCTGTTTGCCGTCTGGAAAACCTCGTCGGTCGCTGCTGGCCTTCCGGCTCCGTCCAGGGAGCGTGGCGTGCACATTCAGCAGGCGGAGTCGGCTGCAGAGTATGTTGCCAAGTGGGGCACCGAACCCCGATGGGAAGCGGCCAGCGAAGTAACCAAGGCGAACTCCAAGCGCGGGACTGGCAAGGGTCGCACGCCGTTCGATTTGCTGCGCTCCTACGCCGAAGGCGATGCCCGTTCCGGCGCTCTGTTTGCCGAGTTCTCGGCGGCATTCAAGGGCTATAACCAGCTTCGGTGGACGCCCGGCCTCAAGGCGCTTTTCCAGATCGCGGACCAGACCGATGAGGAAATCAACCAGGAGGAGATCGCCACCGCTCTCCGTGTCTCGCAGGTCACTCGCGATCAGTGGCGGATCATCCTCCGGCAGCCATATCAGGCGCGTGCTGTTTTGCTCCGACTGGCTGAGACGGGTGGCCATGAGGCGGTTGCCCGATTCGTCTTTGAACTGCTGGCCATGCACGGGCCCATCGATCCGCCCAAAATCCGCGATTCGTCTCCCGGTCTCCGTAGTACATCACGCCAGCAATTACGGCCTGCGAAGGCAGTTTCAGCGCCTCGGCAACTCGCACTGCTGACATGATCGACATGCACTGTTTGCCCGCTCTCTGCTGGCTGATTGCTTGGCGCGTGACGCCCAGTAATTCGGCCAGCTTGTAGTCACTCCCTATCCCGCACCGCTCCTTCATCATGTCCAACCACTCGACGGTGGTTGGTGGGGTTTTTTCGTGCATGTTGACTCCCGCAATAGTTAAGGCTACTTTACGTCAAGTGCACTTGACGTTCAGGTGCTCCGACCACTAATTGAGGTTTATTGTCATGGCAGAACGCGCCCTCATCCTCTCGTGTGATAGCTGGGAAATGCCCGACGAAAAAACCGGCGAAATTCGCAAGGGTCTTTCCGTCTGGTACGTCAACGACTACCGCGAAGACACCGCCGGTAGTTTCGGATTCAAACCGACCAAGGTTAGCGCCGACTCTGCGCTGATTGACCGTTTGCGCGATGCCAAGTTGCCAGCGCTGTTCGATTTGGACTTCGGCAGTCGCCCAGGTGCACAGGGTAAAGCGACCCTGACGCTGACCGGGCTAACCAAGGTTCAGAACGTGAACCTCTTTGCCGTTTCCCGTCAACAGCAACCGGCGACCGCCTAAATGCTGGCCGCTAGCCTCTGGCTCTTCTCTACGCTGATCGGCGGTGGCGTTTGCCTCGCCTTGGTTCGCCGGGCGCTGCGGCCATGACCCTTTGCATTGAGGTTATGTCGGACTCTCTTCGGGTCGTTGGTGAATATTCCGAAGCATGTACCGGCTATGCCCTTCTGACTGCTCAAGAGTATGCCTCCACTCCAACGCTGGCGGCGCTCTTCGCAGTACCGGAACCAGAGACTGTCCAGACCGCTTTCGCTGCTGGGCTGACTCTGCCGCTAATGCTCTGGCTTTCTGCCTGGGCGTTCGGTGTTGTAGTGAGTTACATCAACTCACGCACCGATGACACTGTAATCAACGAGGAGTAACAAACATGGACTTTTCTTCCATCGTAAGTGCTGTTGACGCTTCCACTATCGTGGCTGCCATTGCTGCCATTGCTGCCATCAAGGTTCTGCCGGGCGTCGCTAAATGGGGCTTCAACAAGGTTATTGGCTGGTTCCGCTAAGGAACACGCTGACGCCTCGCCGGGGGCCCCTTCGGGGGCCTTCTTCGTTTATGGGGATAAAACATGCTCATTCAATTCGGACTGTTCTTTTGGGGGGCTTTATGCGCTTGGGCAATTATCTCGGGCTTCTTGTCCTCACGTTGATTTCGGCGCCGGCTTTTGCGGTCGATTACGAATTCTCGTTTATTCGCCCTGCTACCTCATTCACTGTCGGTAGTTCTACTAAGTTTCAATCTGCTGAAGAAGCATGTTCTGTCGGTGCTAAGTCTTACGTACACCCTCAGGGCACCAGTGTTTATGACTCGCACACGTTAAGTGCTACGTCGAATCCCGCTTCATTCACCTGCGTCGTAATGGTTCGCCGTTTATCCGATGGCAATATCGCCACTTTCACTGGCTCTGTCAGCCGTACTGGTGATTCATGCCCCGGTGGCGCTCAATATGATCCCGCTCTTGGCAAGTGCGATGTTCCGGTTAATCCCTGTAAGGATAAAGAGGGCCTTGAGGCTCCTTTTTCTAGGGCTGGCACAGCGCCTGACAACTTTATGAACATATCGTCAGGCGGCTATGGCATTCCCCAGCGTCAGGGCTGCAAGGACGGCTGCGCCGTAGAAATTACAGATTTGCGCTGCAAGACGTTCACCGCTGGGCCCTATCTTTGCCGTGGCCTCATGGGCTATAGCGGCCAGCAGTGTTCTACAACTGGAACCGGCACCGAGGTTGCAGAAGACGTAAGCGACTCGGTTGATCCTGAAACCGTTAAAGAAGAAAAGCCCTGCGTATATACAGCCGTTGGTGACAAGCAAGTTTGCGAGTCCAAGAAAAGCGAAGAAAACACCGGCGAGTCATGCGGTGAGGTTAATGGAGTCAGAACATGCGTTCCTAAAGCCCCGGACAAAAACGGCATTGATATCAGGACTGAGGCCACCACAAAGACAAATCCTGATGGCACCACGACTACAACTAAAACCGACACCGCAACTAGCACTACCTGTAAGGGCATAAAGAACTGTACGACTACCACCACGACCGTTACGACCACGACCACAAAGAATGCCAATGGGCAAACTACCGGTTCTAACTCAACTTGTACCGGTCCGCTCTGTCCAAATAAGTCCTCAAATCCTGACGCGGATGGGGATGGCTTTGGTGATTGTGCCGGTGGTAACTGTGGTGGCATACCCGGTGGTCCTGGCGGTTCAGAAGTTGGCGCACAAGATTGGTTTACTCCGGGTGAGGATACGTTCGGAAGCGTGCTGACCGAATTTTCCCAGAAGGTTCAGCTGTTGCCCGTAAGTGTGCAAACAACGAAGTTCCTCACGTTTAACGCCTCTGGTGCATGCCCGCGCTGGAGTGTTTCAACTTGGGTCTTTGACTTCGACTTTGACCAGTTCTGCACCGGTGATATTCCGTGGTCCGCAATTGCAGCGGTCATCATCGCTGCTGCGTCCTTTCTTGCATTCCGCATCGCATTCCTGTGAGGTGAGCAATGGAAATCTTCACGCTTGAATTCTGGAAAGGCCTTTGGGATGACTTCACCGAGTACCTTGCCGACCTGCCGATCCAGCTCCTAAAGAAGTTCCTTGACGGCGTTCTGGAGGTTCTCGGCACTATTCAGCCCCCTGATTTCATGGGCACTCCGATTAGCGACCATCTGGGCCCAACGATGGAGTTCATCGGGTTTTTCCTCAGCCAGTCCGGCATAAGCCAGGCATTCGGCATCCTGCTTGCTGCTGTCCTTTTCCGCCTTGCTCGCAAGGCCATCACTCTGGGGCGCTGGTAATGGCTATTCACTTCCACGAAGGGTTGCCGGGCGCCGGTAAGAGCTATGAGGCATGCGTCTATCACATCCTGCCCGCGCTCAAGTCCGGACGGCAGGTCATTACCAACATTCGCGGTGTCAACTGGGACAAGTTCGCTGAGCTCCTGGACGAGCCTGTCGAGTATGTCCGCATGCTGCTGCTCTACATCGAGCCGGCCGAGCAGGACGGGGAGGCCGCTGACATCGAGCGCGTGAAGAACGAGTTTGCCGATCGGACCCCCGACAACGCGATGATCGTTTGGGATGAGATTCAGGACTATTTTCCGAGCGGGAACTACAAGCTTCCGCTCAACCAGCAGAAGTTCTGGACTGAGCATCGGCATCGTGGGCTTGAAATCGTCATCATGGGTCAGGACCGCGATGACGTGCACAAGATCATCCGCAGCCGGATTGAGGACATTGTCTACTTCCTCAAGCTGCAGGCTGTTGGGCGTCCAAACCAGTACAAGTGGGAGCAGCTGCAGAAGCAAGCCAAGGGCCGATTCGTCAAGATTGGTTCAGGCGTTCGAACCTATGACTCCAAGTACTTCGGTCTCTACTCGTCCGTCCGCCGTGAAGGGGTAGGGACCGGCGTCTACCAGACAGGGCGTACCAACGTCCTCAAGAACTCCAAAGCGCTTGCCATGGGCGTTCCTGCTGCCTTTGTTCTTGCTGGCTATGCAGTGTTTCACCTCATCGGTTTCTTCGGCGGTAGCGGGCCTGTCCATTCGGAGCCGGTCACCAAGGTCACCGTCGCGAAGGCTGAACCTGTTGTCTACGAACAGCCTCCGGCTGGCCTCGTCAATCCGGACCCGCCAACGTTGCACGTTGCCCAGTCAGCGCCAAGTGCCGACCAGGGCGAGGAGGTGCACGCCATCGACTACCTGGACAACCTCGCGCAGAAATACACCGTCAGGGCAACAGGCATCATTGACAGCGAGAAACAGGGAAAGGAACTGATGGGCCAGATCGAGCTGCTCGATAGCTCCTACAACGTCAAGGAACGCATGTACGTCCGTGAGATTCAGGCCATGGGCTGGACCGTCACACGAACCGGTTACGGGCTGCTGCTCGAAAAACAGGGCGTTTCCCATGTTGCCCGTACATGGCCGCTCGACCTCAAGGGCCGAGTCAACGAGCGCACGGTTAATAGCCTCGCTGCTGATCGGTCTTCTGCACCTGCCACCCGTGCTGTTTCTCATCAGACTGGAATAACAGTCGTAGGTTCTGGCAAGCCCGGGCACTTATGGTAACGTTACAAAAAGCTGTACTTATTCCGGTAACGTTACTATAATTCCTTCATCAAGTGATGGAGTGATACGCATGATTGACCCGACAGACAAAGCTACTCAGCCCCTCCCTCTTGAGGAGCCTCCCCAGCGCAAACGCCGTGGTCGCCCTTCGACTGGCAAAGCCATGACGCCAGCCGAGAAACAGCGCGCCTATCGTGAGCGCCAGAAGGCGGCACAAGGTAACGTTACGCCAAAGCTCGTTCCCGGCGCCGTTCTTCTTACAGAGGCCGAGAACACTGCAATTGTTTGCATGCTCCAGGACAAGGCTCGGGAAATTGCGGTCAGGCGCCT